GGGTCACACCAAACTTGCCCTTGGTTGCCTTGTAGCCCGCCTTCTCAAGACGGCGGGTCTTCTTCGCCATCGTGGACTTCTTCCGCGAGACGATGCGTCCCCACTTGTTGTACTTCAGGTCCGTCTTGGTGAGCCCACCGGACGTGTGGTGAGCCGTTCCGTGCATCACCTGGGCACGAGATCCAATCGCAGGCATGTGCATTTGTCTTCTAGCGAGAGATTCTGAGAAACGAGAGAGGGGTATACGGTGTTGCGGGTTGACGCACGGTGTAGGTATCAAGACCGAGAATCTGTGTCTTGAACAACCGCACGCGATCGCCCTGCCATTCGTGCTTCCACTGCTCTCGATCCGCCTTGACGCCATCAATGTAGTGATAAATTGGATGGTTTGGATTGATTTCGTATTCCGTCTTGAGAAGACCCGAAGCCATCAACCGCTTGGAGAACTCGTGATCCTCGGTATTTCGAATGTCCTTGTACCGAACCTGACGCACAATGTCTGTCTTGATAAGGTTCATGGGAGACACCGTGCGAATGAATCGGTCGGGCGTCTCGCTCCACTCTGAATACGCCAGAGAGTGGTGGAAGAGCTTGGTGAAGCCTCCTCGATGATAATGAGCACCAACGAATGATGCGCAGTCGTAATCAATTCCGCTCGTAATCATGGGAACAAATGTCTTAAGATAGTCCGGTGCGAGAATGTCATCGTCGTCGATGAAGCAGTGATACTTACCCGAGCATCGGTCCATGAGAACATTGCGCTTCTGACCGAGTGTCAACTCGCCGTTGTCGGACTCCCAGAGAATTTCGGTGCGAATCTGCGGACACTCTGCAGCTTGCTTCTGAATCTCGGCAAGAACCTGTTCAAAGAGGGGGCGTCTGGACACCATCGTCGGAATCAGAATGCTGATGTCCATTGTGTGTATCGTCTGTTTTTCATGTAAGACACTAAAACAACAACATGCCAATCCTCAAGTTCATTGGAGGACGGTTTGTCGCACCAACGATGCGAATCGCCTTTGTGAGTTTCGCATCGGGGCGGTACACGCAGTATGAACCTGCTCTTCGCGAATCCATTGCGCGGCAGTGCCCGGAGGCAGATGTCTTCGTGTTCAATCGCCCCGAGGAAATCGGGGCTCCTCCTCATTCGGTAAGTCCGTATTCCTTCAAACCCTATGCAGTGGACCACGTTCGCAAGATGGGCTACCGATACGTATTCTGGTGTGACAGTGTTGTTCGTCTTCGGAAACCGATTGACGACTTCTTGCCCGCGGTGTCCCATGTCGGCGTTTACCTAGCCGCAGATGGGTGGCGCGTCGGACAGTGGGCAAATGATCGGTCACTAGCATACTTTGGACTAACCCGCGACCAGGCGATGGAGATTGAAGCAATTTATGCGTGCATTATGGCGTTTGATTTCAATACACCCATTGCAGCAGAGTTCCTCGCTCGGTGGAAGAAGGCATCCGACGATGGCATCTTCATCGGACACTGGAAGAACGATGCCAAGACCGAGAGTCAGGACGACCGGTGCCGCGGACATCGGCACGACCAGACGTGTGCGGAGCTCATTTCCTACCAATTGGGCATTCCTCGGTCTACTGCGCTTCTGGGAGACAAAAGCAATCGATACTTTACAACTTACTCATTTCCGTAAAGCAGCCGTTTATGGAGAGCCGACGAACTGTAGATATGCGATTGATCGTGTTGGTAATTTCAAGTGACAATCTCGGTATATACGCTCAGCACAGAGAGTGTTGGAGATTGTATTCAAAGTCTCATCCCGATGTGACTGTCTATTTCCTTCAGCAACGCGAAGACGTTTTGAGTCCGTATATCGAGGGTGACGTTCTCTGGACGTCGGGGACCGAAGCAACCGAGCGGGTCTTTGAGAAGACAGTCGCAGCGTTTCAGATGATTCCATCGTCGTCCTATGACTTCCTTGTTCGCACCAATCTCTCCTCTGTGTGGAACTTTCCATTGCTGCTTGACTTCTGTGCGACGCTTCCGCGCGAGAATGTCTTCTGTGGGGTAATCGGAAACCCCGGAATCTCAGGCGCGGGGATGATCTTGTCCCCCGACGTTGTAGCGAAGATGATTGCTCACCATCGAGACATCGATCGGTGTATGTGGGACGACATCGACTTTGGAAAGATTGCGGCTCTATGTGGTATCACAGCAGCGCCTGGATTCCGATGCGATCCTCGTTCGCGTTCCGATGTGGATGCCTATTGGAACCGTGCCTATCATTTTTACCTCAAAGACATGCGAAGCGGAACTCGAAACGTTGAGAGCGAACTTGACGTTATGCATTATCTGATTTCAAAGATATACCCATCCGCATCAAGATAGTAGTATCAGTCGCGGGACACTCTCATGTTTAAGACCCGCCAAGAAGAGTTGCTCCCAAAACCGTTCAATAACCCACGGTCCTTTGTTTTTATCAATCGTATCCAGCAGCGATTGATAAACCGACTTGGGTATCATTTGAATGACTCGCTTCGATACCACGAATTGTGCACCAGCTCCAAATCGAAACACCCGAGGAGGAGTATTTCCAAACAGGCGAGCGTGAAACTCTTTCATTGGCAATCCGGGGTGCCATTGACATGCCTCTGAGCTTGTAGTCAGAATTTGGTCAGAAAGCAATTCAAAGTCTGGACAACGAGCACCCTCTTGTGTATAGGATTTAATCCGTCCAAGCAAATCGCGACAATGATCGAATGGATTGCCCTGAACGAATATACTGTAATCATCTAATACATCATACTGATGTACGATGTGATACAAGTATGTATGTGCCTCTCGTCCAATGTTTGGCAGAGGAATAGAAGTATCAAGATGCTGTCCCTTGTTGTACACAATGTGCGGATACTGTCTGCACCACTCCACGTCTTCGTTGTAGCGGGCAACAACGAGCCGGTAACAAATCATACTATGGTTTCCACGCCTGTATGTAGGTAACTATTTATAGGTGGATTTCCCCAGTCCCCCCAAGATCAGACGGTGAGTGATTCGACTGGAACCACAGGCAACTTTCATGATCCATAGAGCAGGTGTGATTGAAATCAGAGGCCCCACGCGGGATGCTGAATGCGACTCTCATCAACCACGATGGTATCGGGGTATGTACGGACGGACGTCCCATACAGGACTAGAAACCGACCAACGTTTGAGGTTGTATCGGTCCAACACTCAGGTGCGAGTGCACACACTTGAAGCCCCACAAGCATCTCTTCGGTTTCGCGTGTCATCATCTCTGGTGTCTTTTCTTCGATAGACCGTACGTCTGCTCGATTACACCATTGCTTAAACAGAATGCTATGGTAGGACCCGCGTTTCGTCGGAGAGACGGTAGAAACAACACGATTCGGCACCAGTGCCCGGAACTCTTCCACAACGGTGTAGTCGTCTGTCTGCACGAAGAATACAGTAGACTCGTCGTAGCGAATGCATTTCAAGATGTCCGCGGTAGTTGGGGGGTTCCGAACCTCTAACCACTTATCCCCGCGCCGAACGAATACTGCAACGTAGTTTGGTGGGAGAGTCTGGCGAATCTCTAATACCGCTCGTTGTAGGCGTTCGTTGAGCACAAAGACCTCGCGAAGAGCTGTCTTGTACTCCCGGAGAGTATACGCCCATGTAGCACATTCCATCTCCATATGTGCACATTCAATCGCGGTAGATACGGTCGAGGGTCGCACCATCAAGGTTGTGAAGTAGTCATGCCACTCGTTGTGCGGCCAGTTGTCATGTTGAATGTAGAACCGACTCCCCGTCTTCTGTGCGCGGATGTATGCCGTACAGAGGAAGAACAGCAAACAGAAAAACCCACCTCCGTTGTTTTTCCCGCGATTCAACTTAAACACTATATTTTCCTGCATACAATGACTACGTATGCTGACTATAAACATCTATTAATTCACGCACCCGAACGTCAGTGGGATGCAGATCCGGATGTTCTCATCGACAGGACTACATCGTCGGCTGTACCGACCTTTAGTCTCGTGATGCCGATTCATAACCAAGAGACAGTCATCGCCAATGTATTGTCGAGCGTGGTTCTTCACACGGTTGGCGCCTATGAGCTGTGCCTGATTCTGGATGGGTGTACCGATTCCACCAAATCCAATGTGTTGAAGTGGATAGACGCCACGCAGTTTCCAAGCGCCTGCGTCCGCCTCCTTGTGCTCGAGAACAAACAGGGTATATTCGAGACATCGTGCGACAACCAGGGGTTCGTACTCGCACGAGGCAAGTACATTGTTGAAATCCAAGCAGACATGGTCATCCTCACATTTGGATACAACCTTCTGCTGGCAACACCCCTCGAAGTCTACCCAGACATGATTGCGGTCTCTGGAAGATGTTGTCATGGACTGAATACACTCACTCAAAGCCTATCTGTTGGGAAGATCGGGACACTCGTGAGTCATCCCCACCCAGCAACATTCGACACAGACACAGTATACTTGTCCCACACGGTGAATCGAGGACCTCTTGTCTTGCGGCGTGAGATGCTTCATACGCTGGGATACCTCGACGAAGAGCACTATGTTCTTGGTGACGATGAGCATGACCTCTTTATGCGAGCATGGACAACATACCAATGGAGAACTGGGTTTGTTCCTGTCGAAGTATGGTCTCCGCTCGAATGGGGATCTACGCGGAAAGAGAAATCTCCCGAGGTGCGTCAGTATCTGGAATCTCGCCAGCGCAAGGAGAAAGCTGGTTTCATGGGGATCCATCGATTCATATGCATGCTCCCAGCAGGTGAACTTCGACAAATGACGCTGTCGGACAAACTTGCTGCTCGCGGACGACTCCTATCCGCCCCGAGCGCCTAGGTATTCACATCACTCACAGAGACAAATCGCGAAAAACAATCGTATATATCTCCACATCTGTTGCTGGAGCTCCAGACACAGGTGTGGGGTTTCCCCCGTTCCTCCTCCCCAAAGTCAGCCGGTGAGTGTTTCGATGTTTAGTTGGAGTACGCGAGGCCACCCATGCCCGACATCACGCGGAGCACGTTGTAGTTGACGGCATAGACACGAACCTGGGCAGTGCGGCCAGAGCGGACAGTGTTGACGGACACCGTGAGCTGGAGGGTCGCCTTGTCGATACGGGAGAAGTTGCAGGTGCCGCTGGGCTGGTGCTCCTCAGGCTTGAGCGCGAAGGAGTAGACGTTGATGCCCGGGGCGGGGGTGCGAGTGTGGTGCTGGTAGGGCTGGACGCGGTCGAAGTAGCGGCCCTCGCGCTCCGTGAAGCGGTCCTGGCCGTTGAGCTGGAGCTTGGCAACCTCCACGGGGTTCTTGCCGGAGCACTTGACGTCAGAGTCGAGGATAACCTTGGCGAGCAGGTAGTTGGTGGTGGCCGC